CGACTGCAGCGTCGTCAGAGTCTACAAGTTTAACTGGCATAAAGTTAGAGGAAAGATATCTAACAGCAGTGTTCGTAGGAATAGAATATAAGAACTTCCAGGTATAGCCATCGGCTAATGTAATGATATTTGTACTTTGACCTGTAGGTTTAATCGTAGAAATCTTACGAGTACCGTCAGCGTTCTTAGCACCATCTACACATACGTAAACATTGAATTCATCTGTAATCACATAGAAAGGAATAGTAGGATGACCAACAGAAGCGTCATCATATCCTTGATATATCGTACCAGTTGACCAGTTTACTCTTGGCACTGAACGAGAGACATTCTCTGCAGATTTAATAGACTGCATAGAATGTCTAAATTTTTCAATATCTTCGTCACTATTTAATGGTGTAGGATCAATGTCTGAATCGTTCCAAACTTCCGATCTACCAACAGCTATATAATAGTTATCAGAAGATCCTAATATATTATCTACAAGGGTGTCAATAAAGGTTCTTCTTAGTTTATCTGTAATAATTGCAGTCATTTTAATTCCTATTAGCTAATCGATACCGCTGTTGGTGATGTTCCAGTAACATACCAATTCGATCCATCCCAAATCATTGTTAAAGAACCGTAGGTTGTTATAGTAATAGAGGTTCCTTGAGTGAACGATGCAGGTGTCATCGTAACTGCACCTGCACCTTGATTAACAAAGTTTTTAATCTCTCCAACAACTTGACCGTCCGTTAAAGTAATATTAGGTAATGCAGTGCCGGAGTTAAAGATAGTAAATGATTTCGTTGTAGAAACTGAGCTTCCATCTGCAGTAATTGTTTCATTACCGAGAGAAAGCTTTTCGGAATTTACCGATCCGTTACCTTTACCCTGAAGCTGTAGATTAATCTCAGCGTCGTCACCTGAAGCAATAAATGACGGAGACCCGCCAGTATTTGCATTTGAAACTGTGATCTCGTTTACTGCTGATCCGCTTCCAGAGAAGATAAGAAAGTCAGCAGAGTTTGAGTCTTGAATATTTGGATCCTGGAGAGTCTTGTTCGTAAGAGTCTCAGTGTTATCTATTAATGAAATCGTACCAGTTGCATTTGGTAGATTAATGGTTCTATCTGCCGACGGATCTATTTTTCCAAGAGATGTACTAAAACTAGTTCCGGTAAAATCTACAGTATTATTTTCCAGACTTACATTAGTAGAAAGATTGTCAGTAGTACCTCCCAAGAAGTTATAGATTTCTTGGAAGTTAGAATTAATCTTAATTGCGGCCTGTCTTAGCGTATCACCCGTTCCATCATTTGCAGAGGAGCCAGTATTAAGGGTCTGTCTAGTCATTTTCCACCTAATTTAGAAATTCTTTACTTTTATTTATATCAGAAATAAGAGGTAGTCTGCGTTAAATTCAGACATCACCGAGCTTACCTGTGGCCTCTGCGTCAAACGCCCAAGCGATTAGATCTGAGTCATTATTTGCTGAATCACCGCCGATTGAGGTATACATATCAGACATCTGGAAGTAAGCGCCACCATATGTGGCTTGGAATTCGAACGGACTGATAGTTTGGATATCCGCAAGAGCAGCAGCGGTAAACGTAGATAGTGCAGTTGCATTATCCATTGTTTCTAGATCTGTACTTAGCTCTAGGAATTTATTCGATAACTGTCCGCTGTCTTCGTCAAATGTATGAGAGGTTAGCTTATTGAAATCTTTAAAGTCATCGTAATGACTGTCGATGTATCCAATTAAAGCGTCATCATACTTCTTTACAGTTTCATTCAAACTGAAGTAGAAATAATTATCACTGTCATCTTGGTACTGACTGGCGAATTCAGAAAATCCTGCATTCGTTACTATAAGTCTAGATCTTTCATCTATGCCAAACCCGCCACCAGCACTATCACCTCCTACTATACCTGGCTCGATAGTGATTTGATAAGAGAACGGTTCATTGATAAAACTTTGACCTGTTATATTTAATGATGCAGTAGTTTCGATGCCGATCTCTGAGGATAGGTAGTAACCGGCTGGATGGACGAATCTTTTATAAAGATCTCCCCATTCGTTAATACCTTTTCCGGATCTGAGTGCGATCGAGAGTAACTGATACTTTAAACCATCTTGAATATATCTTAGGCTTTCGACACCAATCTTCGCTTCTTCTAATTTAGAAGAGTCACCAGAAAAGGTTTTTAATATATTATTTTTGGGATAGATGATATCAACATTTTCAGAGAAAAAGAATTCAAAGAAAAGATTGGTAGAAAACTCGTTACCCTTATTTTGTAAAAGGAGGTTAAATAACTTACCGATTAATCTTGGATTAGTAAAATATCTAGCACCAGCACCATTTGCTATTTCATAAAAAAGTCTATCAATATATTGTAGATTAATCTCATCTAGATCTCGAAGAGAAAGTAATTCGTATTCAAGTGTATTTATTAATTCGTTCGGATCATCTAGTGCTTCATAATAAGTTTCTAAAAAATTAATAAGAGCAGGATATTCCTCAGAGTAGTACCCAGGTAAAACCTCACGAATCTTAGATTTCCTAAGATTCGGATTCCTTCTATTATATTCGAATAAACTTCTTGAAGACATTATAACGTAACCCGAGTTTGTCCATAATCAATTGTTGCTCTTGCAAAGCTGTCATCATTATCAAACTGTAAAATATAATTCCTTAACGGACGAATAGTACCTTGATCCGATGTAATAGCTTTAATTTTTATCGTGTTAGTATTACCTATAATCGATTCAGGATTAAGATTTACAATTGAAACCCTTCCACTTCCTGAATCATATGAACCAATACTTGTAACTAGAACTTTACCACTCGGGTTGACGACTTGTAGATTATTCGTGCCAAGCTGATTCTTAATCGTACAAATCTGACCTTGATAGGTGAAACGAGATGATGTAATTATATGATCATCAGCATCAGGAATAGCAAGGGGTACAGGGAATAAAACAGTATATGCTTTTGATTGATTAAGTACCGGTTCAATTGTCTGTCCGATTTTTAGATCAATATGGTTACCAAGGATAGCTGTAGAAAGATTATCAATGACCGATGATAGTGCAGAAGCCCTGAATGATCCATTAAATCTTTCTACGTTATCATCAAAGTATTGTGATGTAGTTTCAAGGATCTGAGTATTCTGAGCGGTGTTACTAATACCTGATAGGTTTGGGTTAAAGTCATACCGAATCTCAAGTGCTACGGATGTATATATCGGTCTGACAAACTTTGGTTCTATACCGCTTATTCCAAGAGCACCTACAACGTCTGATGATATTGCAATCTCCGTTTGCTGTTTGGTGTCTTCAGGTGTATCATCGGGATATTTGATACAGATGTAAACGGAAGAATAGTCGATCGGATCATTATCCTGTCCACCCCATGTAATCACATCATCAATATTCGGATAGTTTGAACGTATAAGAGCGTTATAGTCATCTGGTGTAACAACACGTTTTTGTGATGAATAGACCAATGGAGCGTTAAAGCGGATTGATTCAATTGATTCCGGATCTGATCCACCAGATGAGTTATTTAAAGTAGTGCATACGATATTAAAATTCTGACCGTCTACAGTATAATTTGATCCTGTAAATCTTGAAGCACGGTTAGCATCACCACCTGCTGTTGATAGATAATTTACCTCAATTCTACTACCAGGATCAGGTGAACGACCAATGTCTAAAGCATCACTAAATTGTAATTCATAGTAACCATTCGGAGATTCTTTTAAAAGATAGTATCGAGAATCTTCCGTGATGCGAATGGCTCGGTTAATGTCAGTATAATACTCGTATGAAGTACTGTCCTGATTTTGATACACCTTGATCACGACACTTGTAGTATCCATATTCGGATCAGCAATCACGTACAACTTTTTATCTAAACCTGAAGGAACTAGAAAGTTTCTAATGGTCTCTGTACCTTCGTAGATCGGAACAGTAGTAGAACCTTCTTCATCTTTAAATGAATAGAAACCTGTACCGTCATCAATCGCAGTCAGTGAGGATCTTGTTTGAAAAGTGTATGTTTGAGAATCAACAGTTGCCGTTAATGTATAGCCTGAAGGTAAAGTCACGGTAGCGGGTCGTACACCGGAATAAGAACTTAGATCTGCTACAAGTTGAACATTTGCTACGGCAGATCTTTTGGATCTTGGGAAGTACCCGAGCGAGTGCGCATGCGTAAGCACGGACGCACGAAGTTGAGCAGTCTCGAGGAAAGACTCGTTAATCGCCATATTCGCAGTCAGAGCATTAAAGTGGGTGTTCCAAGCTAAGACGTCTAAGATATTTGAAAGACCCGATGCCTCGAAGTCATAATCAGAGAACTGATCACTCTGAGCAAAATATGTTT